CCAGTTGCAACAGATTTCTACGGTGAACCCTGATGACCCTTCGTCTGCTTATGAGGTGAAGTCGGATCCGAATTTCCCTACACCTATCGCACACATTTATCCTCCTACGGTCAACATGCCTGCACCAGTTGTCAATGTTGAGCCACCGATTGTGAATGTTGCTGCACCGATTGTGCGGGTCGCTGCACCTGTGGTCAATATCCCTGAACAGCGCACCACGACTCGTAGCGTTGAACGTGACGCTGATGGTCGTATCGTGACTATCACGGAAACGGTGGACAAATAATGGCTACAGGTGTTAGCACCTATTTGGCGAACAAATGGTTGGAGGCTGCTTGTAAAGCAACCTCATATTCTGTTGCAACTGTTCACGTTCAACTTCATGTTGGTTCCCCTGGTGCTGATGGTTTGTCGAATGTTGCTACGGAAACTTCACGGAAAACTTGTTCGTTTTCTTCCGCGTCGCTTGGTGTGATTAGTTCTGATGCTGATGTGGTTTGGACGAATGTTGCTGGTTCGCAAACTGTCACGTTTTTTTCTGCTTGGGATGATGCGTCTGCGGGAAACTTTTTGTTCTCTGGTGCTGTGACCGCTTCTGGTTACACAGCTGGTGACACGTTTAGTTTCGCTTCAGGTCAGTTGTCTGCTTCGTTGACGGTGGCATCGTAAACCATGACAACTAACTATCCTGCTTCGTTAGATAATTTTGTTAACCCTGCTGGTACAGCGACGCTTGCTTCACCGGATCATGCTGGTCAGCACTCTGATATCAACGATGCTGTTGAGGCGTTGCAGGCCAAGGTTGGTGTTGATTCGTCTGCTGTGGTCACCAGCCTCGACTTCAAGGTGAACAACCCTATCTCTGACAATGTAAGTGTTATTCTCGCTACACAGGTCTTCGGTTAAGGAGCAATCATGGCAACATTCAGCAAAGTTTTATTGAGTGGCTCGACACAGGGCAAAGGTATCAAGGTTGTTCAAACCGCGTCTACGGGTACAACGGTTCATGCAACAGGAACATCATCATCTGTTATTGATGAGGTGTGGTTGTATGCGTACAACGGGCATAGTTCGGCTGTGGTTTTGACTGTTCAGTTTGGTGGTACAGCAACACCTGATAACGACATCAAACTTGCAATCCCTGCTGCTAGCGGTTTAACACTTGTTGTTCCTGGTTTGGTTTTGACTGGTACTGGTTCGGCTGCGAACACTATTTACGCTTACGCTGCTACAGCGAACGTGGTGACGATTTCGGGTTATGTAAATAGGATTTCGTAATGTCTAATCCGTTACGCAGGATGGTTTCGTCTAGTCAGGTTTCTGACTGGTTCAAGATGAGTGGCACTCTGACTATCCCATCTCGCAATCTTTTGTTGTCTGTTGAATCTCTGGTCATCGCGGGTGGTGGTGGAGGTGGTGACGATAACGGTGGCGGAGGTGGAGGAGCTGGAGGCTATCGGTCATCGGTTGCTGGTGAATCATCGGGTGGTGGTGCGTCTGCCGAATCTGCGCTTGATATTGTTGCAGGCACTTTGTACACATGTACCGTCGGTGCTGGTGGTGCTGCGGGACTTAATGCGCAGGGCGCGAACGGTAGTAACTCTGTATTCGCAACCGTCACATCAACAGGTGGTGGTGGTGGTGGTGACGGTGACAGCGCTGCTGGTGCTGGATTAAATGGTGGTTCGGGTGGTGGTGCTTCAACACAAGGTCTGACGGTTTATTCTGCTGGAACTGGAACTGCTAATCAGGGTCGTGATGGTGGAACAGGCGCAACAAATAACACCACATTTAGAAGTGGTGGTGGTGGTGGTGGTGCGTCAGGAGTAGGGACAAACGGTTCTATTTCGGCTGGTGGTGCTGGTGGTGCAGGCGTTTCGTCATCCATTACGGGTTCGGCAGTTGGTCGTGGTGGTGGTGGTGGTGGAGGTGTTTTTTCTGCTATTACCGTTGGGTCTGCAACTGATGGTGGTGCTGCTGGAGTTCGCAACACGGCAGCACTTAACGCTGAAGCAAACAAAGGTGGTGGTGGTGGTGGTGGTGGTGTCACAGCAGGTGGCACACCATCAAACGGTGGGTCTGGTGTAGTGATTTTGAAATATCCTGATTCAGCGACCATAACTATCGGGGCAGGTTTGACAGGAACAACTGCTGCACCTTCAGGTGGTTTTAAGGTAACAACAATTACTGCTGGCACGGGTAATGTGAGTTGGGCTTTCTAATGGCACATTACGCTTTTCTATACAACAACATCGTTACCGAAGTCATTGTTGGTATTGATGAAACGGAACTCATTGAAGGTTTGCCACCAGAAGAATGGTATGGCAATTTCAGGAAACAGCCTTGTGTTCGCACCTCATACAACGCTGCAAACAACGGCTTTCGTGGCAAGTTCGCTGGCATCGGTGACTTTTATGATGCAACAACAGACAAGTTTTATCCTGCGGACTGGACACTTGTTGACGGTGTTTGGCAAGCCCCACCAGTCGAAGAAATAGAAATCTAGGGGTGTAGCCGATGGCTACCTATAACGATCCGAACATTCAGTATTCGTCTTCTGCGACGACGTATAACGGTGTTACAACTGTTTCTGGTACAGCCTCAGCACCTTTGGGTGGTTTGGTTGCGTCAGCTGTTGGAACAACACCTGCACCACCAACACCTTCGTATCCGGGTGGTGGTAATCCTTGGGTTCGTAAGTACAAGGTTGAGCAGGTTGAGAAGGTTCGGGAGCCTGTTGTTGTGTTGGCGGTTGGTTCGGCGCGTTTGGGTGGGGTTCGTGTTTTCGCTGATGGTGGTGTTGTGTGGTCTATCCTTGAGGATGAGGCAGAGCTACTGCTTTTGATTTAAGGACGTTATGGCGTTTTATTCTGGGCAAACTTCTATTGGTACGGCTGCGACTGTTATTGACGGCGTGTTGATTGGGGCTAATGGTGGGAACCCGTATCGTTTGATGATTCATAACAACGACAACACGGACTCTGTTTATGTTGGTGGTTCTGCTGTTACTACGTCGAATGGTTTGAAGTTGGATAAGGGTGTGATGTTGCAGTTGACGGTTTCGCCAACAGATTTGCTTTACGCTGTTTCAACTAAATCTGGTCACATTGTTTCTTGGTTGACGGAGCCTGTCTGATGCCATACTTCATTTCTGATAAGAACGCTGACTGTGCTGGTTGGGCTGTAGAAAAGGAAGATGGCGAAGTGATTGGTTGCCATCAAAGCAAGCAGGATGCGGTTGACCAGATGGTTGCTGTGTCTATTGCTGAGGATATGGAACCTGGTGGTGAGCGGGCGTTGCCAGAGAATTATCGTCCGGCGTTGGCTGAGGATGTGCCTGAAGGCCGTGCGTGTGGGAACTGTGCGTTCTATGACGAAGACAATGTTCAGGGTGAGGGTGACAACCTGAAAGCGTGGTGTGAACGTTGGGATGATTATGTTGACGGCGGGTTCTATTGCAACGCTTGGCAACCTAAAGAGATTGAAGACGAAGAAGACATTGAAGACATTGAGGATGATGTCGAGGAGGAAGCCCGTGAGGTCAATCTTGATTTACCTGAATACATCAAATCCGCTGCTCGTAAAGGCTTAACGTATTACGGTCAGAAGCTCGCTGGTGCAGGCATCGTTGCCTCAACAGTTCGTGAGGCTCGCGACATGGTTGCAGGTCAAATTACAGAAGACAAGGTGATTCGTGCTAACGCTTGGGCTGCACGTCACATGGTTGATTTGGATGCAGCAAAGAACTCGAACGCTAACGATGATGAGTTCCCTGGTGCTGGTGCTGTCGCGTTCTATCTCTGGGGCATCAACCCACTTGACCCTCAACCTGCGATGGATTGGTTCGCATCAAAGTCTGAGGCCATCAAAGAAGAAGCGGATGCTGACCGTTCGTTTGCGTTTCATCGCAAGAGTGAACCCAACTTTGGTAATGTTTCAGGTATGAGTGAACAGGTAGAGACAAGACGCATCACATTCAACCAGTTTGAACTTCGTGCAGCTGCATCAGGTGACGGGATGACGTTCTCTGGTTATGCTGCGGTATTCAACTCTGACTCTGAACCACTCCCGTTCATTGAGCGCATTATGCCTGGAGCGTTCGCTAAGTCGTTGAAGTCGCGCAACAATATCCGTATGTACATGAACCATGACTCATCAATGTTGTTGGGTACAACGAAGGCGAAAACGGTTCGTTTGTCTGAGGATTCTAAAGGCCTGTTCGTGGACGCTGACCTGCCTGACACTTCCGTTGGGCGTGACCTGTCGGTACTCATGCAACGTGGTGATGTGGATTCGATGTCGTTTGGGTTTACGGTTCCTCAAGGTGGTGACCGTTGGTCTGATGATGGTGCGCGACGTGAACTGAAGCAGATTCGTTTGTATGAGGTTTCGGTGGTGACAGGGTTCCCAGCGTATGCAGCGACATCTGCACAGGTTCGTTCGTTTGATGCGTTGGCTACTCGCACCGGTATCGATGCCGATCAGCTCGCTGTCGCGATAACAGCGTTGGAATCAGGTCAGACTCTTGACCCGAACCATGCTGCGTTGTTGCGTGAAACTGTTGCGAAACTTGAACCAACACCTGAGTCCGCTCCTGCGAGCGTTGGTGTGTTGGCGAAGCATCTTGAATTGTTGAAGAACTTCTAGTACTCTTTTAGTACTGCGTCGAATGAGCGGAGCCGCCTTCGATGTTGCTGTGTACGGAGCCGTACCAGGTTTAAGTTAAATCCCTGCGTATCCAAACACTCAACATCATCCCTACGGGGAGAAGGAAATACTCATGAAAGAATATATTGACCGTCAGGTTGAGATTCGCAACCGTGCATGGAACGAAGCCAAGGCAATCTTGGATCAGGCCACCGCAGAGAAGCGTGACCTCTCAGCAGAAGAAACCCAAACCTACGAGCGCATCTCGAAGGAATTGGACGAGCGTGGGCAGACCATCGCAAAACTTCGTGAAGACGAAGCTCGCGAACTGCGCATGGATGCAGCAACCCGTGAAATCGCCGACCAGGTTCGTCCTGTTGCCGGTGTTCCAGCCAGCGATGACGCAGCAAACCTGCGTTCGTTGTTCACAGGTGAGAAGCGCAGCCACTCATTTGAGCGTCGTGACATCTTGAAGTCAAGCACAGGTTCACCAGTTCCAACATCGTTCTACGATCAGGTAATCATGAAGGCACGTTTGATCGCGCCTGTACTTGAGACTTCAACTGTGTTGAACACCACAGGTGGCGAAAACCTTCAAATCCCATCGTTGTCCACCTACTCGGTTGGCACGGTAACTGGCGAAGGTTCAGCAATCGGCGAATCCGATCCTGTATTCAACTCGTTCATCACCTTGAGCGCATACAAGTACAGCTTCCTCACCCAAGTTTCAACTGAACTTCTTGAGGACTCTGGCGTTGACATGTTGTCATTCTTGGCTGACCAAGTTGGTAACGCACTCGGCTTTGCTGTTGGTTCAGCATTGACTGTTGGTTCGGGATCTGATGCACCTAACGGAATCGTCACCGCGTCAAGCGTTGGTGGTACCGCAGGCACGGCAACAGCGTTCACCGCAGACAACCTCATCGACCTTGTTTACAGCCTTGATGGTGCAGCACGTCTGCTCCCAGGTTGTGGCTTCATGATGAACGGCAAG